TCATCCAGACTTGCAAGATGCACAAATAAGAATATTTCTTAATAAAGCATTGGATGAGTTTTGTCGTAGAACAAGAATTTTAAAAACGTTGTATACATTTAATACAACAATTGATAAACGTTACTATCCTTTAGATAGTAACATACTAGAAGTAACAAGGGTAGACTATGATAATTATAGAATACCAAGATTAGTAGGGCAACCTGAAAAAATTGATACGGATATATAATGCCTAAAGAAAGAGAAAACGCAGTTAATCACGCATATTTTATTGAAAGAGATGCAATAGCTATTGTAAAAACTTCTACAGAAGATACTACAACTAGCTATGTATCTCCTACAGAAGTAAAGCAAATCAATGTACATGCTGTAAAATTAGATGAAGATTTTGTAGCATCTGGTTCTGGCATAACGCTTACAGAGTCACCTGCTATACCAGAAGAGTTTCACGAAGGTTTAGCACAATATGCAATAGCTAAAGGCTATGAGCTACGGCCAGAAACACTTCAAGCTGCTCAATATTTTAAAAGAGAGTTTGATATGTGTGTTAGAGAAGGCTTACGTTATGCTAATAAAGGTCGTGATGGTTCTGGTTATCATATTAAAGGATACGATTTCTAATGGCAGATTATAAAGAAATAAACTATTTACCTAATTCATCAAGTGATCAAACAACTGGTACTACTAACAATGGTTCAATTACTATAGAAGTTGAAGCTGTTGTTAATTTTGATACCTCTGGAACATTATATGCTGTAGATACATTAGGAACATTACAAAAACTAACATATACTGGAGTACGTTCTTTAGATGAAAATTTTACTGGAGTTTCTTCTTGGGAAGGAACTGGTAATTTAGGTGAATTTGTAAAAATTTATGGAGATTATTATACACCACATACTGTTACTATGACTGAAAGAACTTTATCATCTGGTAGCATGACCGAAAGAGTAATATCATAATGGCATCATTTAAAGTACAAGTAGAAGATTTAATAGGTAATGTTGGAGATGATCAGCTTATAACTGATTCATTACTAGCTGTAGGTTCAGAAATACTAAGCAAAACTCCTTTGCCTAAATTAATTAATAACTCACAAGAGTCTGATATTCCGTCTACTGGTTTAGATATTAGTGAAAAAATTATATTAGATGTGCATAAATCAAATATTAAAGCTAATAGAATAGTAGTAAATCACGTTGCAAGAGCAGAAAATTCTTCTTCTATTTATTATGCAACAAGCAATGATCCTGTATATTATATCAAAGGAGAAAAGTTATACGTATTAGCAGATGGATCATTAACTACTGGCAATCTTATTTCAGTACCAGTAAAACCAACTACAGATGGAAGTACTGAAATTGCACACGGTTCAACAGCTACAAAGTTTTTTCCAGTAGATGCAGAAAGATTAATGGTGCTCGGAGCGGCATCTAGGTGTTTAAAACAAAAGATTTCAACAGCAATTAATGATGAAGACGTAGAGTTAACACAAGGACATTTAGCACAGTCTCAAGCATTAGAAGCTACATATGAAAAAGAGTTACAAAAATATTTAACATAATTAACAAACAAGCTCATTCACGGATCGTCAATCCTTAGAGCAGGAGGATAACATGGCAAAAAAACAACACTTATCAGTACAAGAATCACTTAACTCAGCAGGGTTTGGTGGTGAATGGACAGTCAATGCGGCAGAAACTCATGTAGGAACAGCAGAAGCAAATACTATACATTTAGATGTTTCAAAGTCTGGTCAAATAGGTATTTACGCTGCTGGCCAAATATATTTCAATTTTTCTAGCTCTCAAACAGATTGTAGTACATCTAATGATTTAGTTATACCTGCAGAAACATTAATTTTTATGACAGTTCCTCAAGGGTTAGGATCAACAATATATTTTAATCATTTAGGCAAAGGCTCTGCCTGTGCTGTTAGAGTAGTGGAGGTTTAAAATGATTACTAATTTTATTAGTTCAGAAAATGGTCTTAAGTCTGGAGGTACAATCTCTGGTGATGTTACTATAGATGGAGATTTAACTGTTAATGGTGATGGTCTTGGTAATTACGATGAAATTGTAAATGGTAACTTTGAAATATCTGGTGAAATAAGGCTAAATGACAGAGATGGTGATGGCACATTTGGTGGTCGCATAAGATACGATAATTCAGAAAATAGTTTACGAATAGAAGCAAATGAAGTATCTGGTGATGATATAATTATTAAGTCTAATGACGCCATATCATTTGAAGATGCTTCTAGTTACTTAATGATTCTTGATGGTAATAAGATGCAAATAGGAAATGAAAGTGATGGCAATATTGATTCCCCACTTCATATTCTTGTTTCTGGTGGAGGTTCTGGAAATTTACTTAATGGCATAAAGATTGAAGACCCTGCCATAGCTAATACTGAGCATTTAGGTATTTTGTTTAGTGGAAGAACTGATAATCCCGGTGGTAAAGCATATATGGGGGCAGTTAGAGCCGATAACTTTGGAGTAATGGATTTAGTTTTTTATACAGATTCAGCGGCAGATGATGGTTCTGTTACAGTACATGATAATGTAATGACTTTTACACATGATGGCAATCTTGGAATTGGAGATTCAAGTCCAGATGGAAAACTATCAATATATGGAGACTCTAATGCGGCAGTAAACTTAGTTTTAACAGCATTTTCTACTAATGAAGGTAAAGTACCGAGAATACAATTAAGACACTCAAATAATGATACAGTAGGAACTAATAGTGCTGTTGGTTCTGGAGATGATTTAGGAGAAATAGCTTTTCAAGGTTACGATGGAAGTTCTGAATATAACACAGGTGCTAGTATATTAGCAGAAGCTGGAGCAACATTTACTACATCTGAATCACGAACTGATTTAATGTTTAAAGTTGCAAGTGGTAGTAAAGACCCAGCAGAAAAACTTAGGCTTGGTCATGATGGCGTATTATATGTTGGAGGGTATAGCGGTTTAGCCGCCCCTGAGCTAGTAATTAAATCTAATACAACTGGTAATGGACTAGTTAATGTTGTCAGTTTTAGAGATTCTGCTAATGCTCAACAAGGTTATTTAGGATATGGCTCATCAAGTCATGGCAATCTTAATCTTTATAATGCTTTAGGTGGTCTAAATTTTTACGCTGGTTCTGCTAATATTAGATTTGCACTTGATGATAATTCAAGAATCTCACTAAGTAATAATGATGATGGTCAATCAAATACGATATTTGGTAAAAATTGTGCTATTAATTTAGACTCTGGAAGTGATTATAATGTATTTATTGGTGAGAATGTATCAGATGCATCTATGGATAATGCAACTAAAAATGTGGGAATAGGGTACAATACACTCAGTTCATTAACAACTGGAGATAGTAATGTTGCCATAGGTTATGAAGCACATAAAAATAATAGTTCAGGCGGTTCAAACGTAGTCATTGGTGCTAACGCTGGTGATGCTATGTCAAACTCATCTAGCAATGTGGTTATTGGTTCTTTTGCTCTTACAGATGCAGACAGCGGAGAAAGTAACAATGTGATAATTGGAGCAAATGCTGGTAAAGACATGGACAGTTCATCTAACGATGATAATGTAGTTATTGGAAAAGATGCTGGAATGGGTAGCCTAGACCAATGTGTAGCAATTGGTAAAGGTGCTTTGCAATCAACGGGGGGCAGTGATATAACTGAATCTTTAGGCACAGTTGCAATAGGTACGCTTAGTTGCGAAGATTTAACTACTGGAACAGGCACAACTGCTGTAGGGCATGAATCATGTATGAATATAAATGTAGGTGACCAAAATACTGCGTTTGGCTATCAAGCACTAAAGTCGGCAACTACAGGTGAGTACAATGTAGCAGTAGGTTATCAAGCCCTATTAGATAATGTTGATGGAAGTCACAACACAGCTGTTGGAAGATTAGCGTTAGAAAACTTTGAACCAACAAATCCCAATGAGGGGCACAATTCTGCATTAGGGTCACTAGCTGGAAATGATATTAACACAGGAACTAATAACACTTGCATAGGAAGTAATGCAGGTCATGATAATGTTTCAGTAAATTTAACAACAGGAAGTCAAAATACATTTTTGGGTTCTTATACTAATGGAAGTGCAACTAATGCTAGCAATCAAACTGTAATAGGTTACGAAGCAGATGGTACTGGTAATAATGAAATAGCACTAGGAAATACAAGTGTTTCAGCTATCAAAGCACAGGTATCAAGCATAACACCATACTCATCTGATGAGAGAACTAAAAAAGATGTAGCAGATTATGATTTGAAAGGTGTTGATTTTATTAAAGAACTAAAGTTGAAAACATATCTGTATAAAAATCCAGCAGACTTTCCAGATGAAATACGACATAGCAAATGGGATGCAAAAGATGAAGATGGGAACTTAATACATGAAAGACCAAGTGACCCAACAGAAACGCAGGTTGGATTGATTGCACAAGAAGTTGAAGCGGCACTTGCAAAGCATGGTGTTGGGAATGTAGAAACATATGCACCTACACAGGATAGTGGTATCAAAACATTAACATACGGAAATCTCATATTTCCTTTAATTAAAGCTGTACAGGAGTTATCTGCAAGGGTAGAAGAATTAGAAAGTAAATAACAACTAACATAAGGAATCAATAATGGCTAAAAAAGAAAAAGAAAAGCCAGTCTTGAATCTTGACGGTAAAGAATACGTTATAGAAGATATGACTGATGAGCAAAAAATAATGGTAAATCACATTAACGACATACAAAACAAACAAGCATCAAACAGTTTTGTTGCAGACCAACTTAGAGTAGGTCGTGATGCATTTGTAAAAATGTTAAAAAAATCATTAGAAGAAGTAAAGGAAGACTAATGCTTATAAGGAAAAGTTCTCAGGGTCACGATTTAAAACTCTATAGAAACTCTAGTCCTAGTGCTACTAGGAAAAAAACATATCCAGATGGTACGGTAGAGACCCTGACTTATCCTTCTAGGTATAAATACTTTTTAGTTTTAGATGGTGAAATAATTAAAAGAAGTGATAGTTGGGATACTATTGAAAAAGCCTATGTAGATGAATGTGATTCTAGGCATGGCGGTGGAACTGGTAGAATGATTGTAGGTAAACATAAATTAGAAAATCATGTAATAAAGACATTATGAATAAGATTAAAAAACTAATAAAAAAATACCCAAATGACTATGAACTGGGTGCTAAAGTAAGGATGTACTTTTATGAAAAATGCAAATGTAAATGCAAATGTTAGTACGAGTTAT